GTTCCATCAGAAACGTCCCTCCAGCGTGATGTCGCGGATGTCGAAGGCGCCGGGCCGCAGCTGGGTCAGCTCGAGCTGGGCGCCGACCTGCCAGCCGGCGAGGCCGGTGACGGTGATGAGGCCGGTGACCGGGTCCCAGGGGCCTTCGGCATCGTCGTCGCCGCTCGCCAGCGGCACGTCGAAGGCCGGCTGGCCATTGGCGGCGATCGCCAGCGAGGAGACGGCATTGGCGGTGATCTTGGCCGTGTGGATGCGGCCGGGCCGCACCACGACGCTTTTCTCGTTCAGCTCGCGCTGGATCGGCAGCACCTTCAGCCGCGGCGCGATCCAGCGGCCGACCTCGATGGCGGCAGCCGTCCAGGGCAGCGTGATGGCGCCGCCCGTCACGGTGAAGGGGCCGGCATAGGTGCCGCCGGCCTTGGCCCAGACTTCCCGGCCCTCATGCACGCCGAGGCCCGCGACGGTCACGCTTTCGGCCTGGCTGACGGTGACGGTGCAGTCGAGCTGCGTGTCGAGGGTGAGCTGCTCGAAGGTCAGCGCCTCGCCTTCGCCGATCGGCCTTTTCACCAGCAGCCAGGCGGCGCCGGTGCCGTCCACCGCCACGTCCAGCACATCGCCGTCGGTCTGCCACGGCCAGAAGCCGGTGACGTCCTGGTTGCGGACGATGCCGCCCAGCGTCATGTCGCCGTCGTCGCGCACCATGAAGAGGCGGTTGGCCACCGTGTCGGAGCTGGCGCGCTGCAGCGCGGTGGAGACGATCCCGCGCACCAGGTGGTTGGCGAGCAGGCTGATCGGGCTCGTATCGTATTTCTGGGTGACGTCGGAGTATTGCGCGGCCAAAAGCTGCGATCCGTCGTTGCCGACATAGATGATGCGGCCCTCGATCTCCACCGGCTCGCAATTGGGCTGGATGCCGGGCGTCTCGGAGACGCGCTGATTGGGCGGCTGCTGCCGGTTGAACGGCGGGTTGGCCACGTAATAGTGGCGCTCATTGGTGAAGATGATGAAATGCGGGCCGCGGTGGAAGCGCAGGATGTCCTCGGCGCCGTCGGCGTTGAGGCCGAAGACGAAGGCGGAGGCGGCGGTTTCCAGCTCGGCATTGAGGTCGAAATATTCGCCGGTGCGGCTGCCGAGATAGGCGTCGCCCCGCGACGCGAAGCCGCCCATGAAGAGGCGATCCTCGGCATAGATGCCGGTGCGCGGCCAGCCGCGCGTCACCGACATGACGGCCTCGCCGCCAGCGCGGCCGCGCACGGTGCGGCCGACATTGGCGGCGGCTTTGTCGCTGTTGGTGGCCACCTTCGCGGTGACGACGAACTGCGCCCCGGCATTGCCGGTGCCGGTGAACTCGATCGAGATCGTGGCGGCGGTGCTGGACGGTGTTCCGACCACGGCGCAGGTGATGCCGGTTTCAAGCGCCGCGAGCGCCTCCAGCGCCGTCTCGAGCGCGGAAGCGAAGGCCGGCCAGTCGGCGGAAAAGCCCGTCGTCGGCACTTCGACCGGGCTTGTGTCCTCTCCGTTGACGGTGACGACGATGCTCTGGCCGACAATGGTGAAGCCACCGTCGGTCGTCCAGGTCACATAGACGTTCCACTTCTCGGCCGTGTCGACATAGGTGCCGCCATAGTCGACCTCGGGAATGGCCAGCCAGGTGCGGGTGGCCTGCGTCCACTGGTGGTCCGCGCCGTCGCGGCGGACCTCGTGCGGCGCCACGTCCTTGTGCCAGAGGAGCATGGAGGCGCCGCGCTGCGTCTTTTGCAGGGTGGCGAGCTGGCCGGCCGTGTGCGGGATGGCGACGGCGCCGACGAAGGTCCCGGCTTTCCAGATGTCGGCATGGCCGGCGGCGACCGTCAGCGCATAGGCCTCGGAGGTCGAGAAGGTATGCGTCAGAAGCCGGCCGGCCGTCGTCGCTGTCTCGGTGAGGACGGTGACGGAGGCGGCCGAGAGGTTGATGGTGGCGGCCGCCACCAGACGGGCGCGGCGGCCGGTGACCGGCGCGCCGGGGGCGATGCAGATGCGATAGGCCCGCGCCGAGGCCGCAACGTCGATCGTCGCCGAGATGGCCGCCCATGTGCCACCGCTATCCTGCAGCTCGACGCGCAGGCCGTCCGCCACGGCCGAAACGCCGGTGAAGCTGATGTCGGCGCCGCAGAGCGCGCCATCGGCGCCGAGATCGGCGGTGGCGACGACGGTGCCGGACGAGATCGAGCCGGTGGCGCCGACCGTGGCATTGACGCCGGTGGTGACCAGGCGGCCGCCGCGGCCCTTGTAGCGCGTGCGCGGCGACTGGCGGCCGCCGCCCAGCGGGTTTGCCTCCATGTTGCGGCCGGCGGCGAAGCCCGAATGAAAGTTCTTGACGTCGCGGCGCGCATGGAACTCTGGCGCCAGCTCGCCGGAATTCCACGACAGGAACTGGAGGCCGGGGCGCGCGACCATCAGCGGAAGTCCATGAAGGTCGGCTGGCCGGAGATATGGGCGGCCACCAGCTCGCCGTCGTCGCCGGAGGCGTCGAAGCCGGTGTCGGTGGAAACGTCCTCGTCCAGCACCTTGGCGGAGAGGCCACCGCGGCCGCCCTCGCGGGCCGTGCCCCAGGCCTTGGCGAAAAGCTCGGCCGCATGGTCCTTGTCGTCGCAGACGGGCACCACCAGCTCGGCCGCCACCGCGGTGATGCAGAAGTCGAGGAAGGTCGGTCCCCACTGATCGGCCGAGAGGCGCAGCAGGAAGGTGGCGAAGACCTCCTCCGCATCGGTGAAGATGCGGCGGCCCTCGCGGCTCCACTCGCGGAAGGCGCCGGTGCGGATGTCGCGGTGGCGGGAGACGCGGAAGGGGCCGCGCAGCGCGTTCGACGGGAAGGCATAGCCGTAGCGGAAGCCGTTGGGCGGCAGCGGGTCCTCGGTGGTGAAGGCGATGCGCTCGAGCTGGCGCGTCACGAGGTTCATCTTCCACCCCTGGGCGATCAGGCAGCGGTCGATGATGCGCGGCACGATGGCGGCGCAGGTGTTGGCCAGCGGCGTGCCCTCGTCGAAGCCGGTGATGGAGCCGCCGGCGAAGACGGCCAGCGCCTTGTTGGCGATCGCGAGGTCGTCCAGGACGTCCGGCATGTCAGCTCACCAGCGCGAAGAAGCCCGCGACCTGGCCGGCGGCGATCGCCGTGGTGTCGTTGTCGGCCACGGCGCCGGTGATGCGGATGGCGCAACCGTTGGTGAAATGGATGCCGCGGCCGGCGAGATAGTCCTGCACCTGCCCCTGGAAGGTGCTCGCGGCGAGCGCCACGGTGAGCACAGGCGTGTCGGCCTCGCTCGGCGCCGTGGCCTTGTCGTAGAACTTCAGGAAGCAGCCGGTTCCGACATTGCCGAGGGCGCTGGCCAGCAGGCGGCAGGCGCCGGCGTGCAGCACCAGCGGGTTGGCGGTGGCGAGCGAGCGGAAGGCGATCTGCTCGTGCGGGCCCTCCACGCGCTCGGCGGCGCGGCCGAGGAGCTGGACGCCCTGCGCTGCGCGAGGCTGGCCGGTGTGGTCGAGATAGGTCACCGTGTCGTTGGCTGCGACGATCGTCATGGCGAGGCTCCGTTGCGGGAAAGCCCCCGCGCCGGTGGCGCGAGGGCGGGGCTGTTGACGGCGGCCGGGATCAGGCGGCCGTGACGGAGGCCACCTTGATGGTGACGTTGCCGGAGGCGGGCACGGCGTCGAAGACGAAGAGCTTGATGACGACGGTGCCCGAATGGACCATGACAGCGACGAGGAAGTCGCCCTTCCGGACCAGATTGCGGGCATTGTTGAAATAGCCCGCCGTTTCGACGGTCGCCGCAGCGTCGTCGGTGGCATACATGTAGCCGGCGACCTGGAGGGCGCCCGGCAGGCCGGTGGTGAGGCCCACGGCCACCTGCTTGGTGACGCGGGCGAGGGACAGCTTCGAGAAGGACATGGTGCTGGTCTCCAGCGGATGACGTGATGGGCGGAAACGCGCGGCGCGCGCTCATGCGGTGGCGGCCGGGCGCGCGGGTGGCGCGCCCGGCAGCTCATCAGGCGAAGGCGGTGGGAGCCGTGTTGAGGAAGCGCAGCCGGCGGATGCCCTCGAAGAGGATGGGCTTGGCGGCCGCCTGGATGGTGTTCGCCGCGTGATGGCACTTCTCGCGCGGGATGTAGTCGATGCGCGTCGCCATCGCGATCTTGCCGTCGGGCCCGGTCGGCGTGTGGAAGCCCATGCAGTCCTTGAACCACATGTAGCCGGCCTTCTCGTCGGTGTCGTAGGTGTTCAGCGTGTCGTCCGGGAAGGGGATGATGTTCATGCCCATCCAGGTGCGCGCGCCGAGCTGGCGGAGCAGCGGATTGTCGCCGCCGTAGTCGGCGTTGTTGATCTCCTTGTAGCGCAGCAGGGAGGCGAGCTGGTTGTAGGAGACGCCGACATGGATGATCGGCGAGCCGGTGATGCCCTGGGCGAGCATCGCGGCCTGGCCGGCGAGGAGGTCGATGGGCGAGATCTGGGCCGAGCCGTCGCCGATCGTGGTGATGGACGAGGTGGCGTCGTCCATGGCCTGGAACGGGATCTTGTCGAACTTGCGCCCGATGGCCATGGCGCAGGACTGCTGCGCGATCGCGATCTCGTTCTCCGACATCTGGGTGAGGTCGGTGACGTTGATGTCCTCGTTGGCCTCGTAGGCCTTGAGAGTGGAGGTCACCGTGGTGCGCGCCGCATTGATGGTCGGGCGGACCTCGATGTTCTCGCTCATCTCCGTCGCCTCGCCCTTGCCGGCGATCTTCCAGGTGACGGTGTTGCCCTTCATGTTGGCGGCGGTGGCGAAAAGGCCCTTGCTGCGGTAGCCGCTGTCCTGGAGCGCATGCATTGCGCCCTTGACGTAGAGGGTTTCGAACCACGCATAAGCGCGAGCGGTCATGATTGTTCTCCGAAGGTGATGGGATTGGGGTTCACCTCGGGGCGATTGGCCGGGCCGCCCCCGGTCCGGCGCGGCGCCGGATAAGCGGAGGCGGACCGCGGGTCCTTCCCGTCAGTCCGCCCTCGATCATGCTCGCGTGGCGCGCGCGTTAAGCGCGGCCCGGCTCGCCGTCGCCGATGCCCTGCTGCGCCAGCCTCTTCGTCTCCGCGACGAAGGCGGGGTCATAGGTCGACGATCCCCATTTCGAGCGGGGATCGGCGATGCGGGCGTCGAGGATCTTGTCGATGCTCTGGCCGCCGGCGGCAGCGCCGCCCACTTCGAGCGTCGGCGCGGTGGACCGCATGGTCTGCATCAGCTTCAGGAAGTGGCCGCGATCGGTGCGGCCCTTGGCCCAGTCGGCCGTCGCCTGGTCGATCTTGCCCTGCTGCTGCAGGGCGTCGATGTAGGCGATCGTGTCGTTGGCGACTTTGCCCGCGACCTTCGCCCGCTCCTGCGGGTCGGCGACGTCGCCGGCGACGATGGCGCGCTCCTTCTCGGCCGAGAACGGGTCGTCCAGCTGGCCGCCGGTCACCAGCCCCTGCATGAACTCGTTGATGAAGCCGGAAAACTGCTTGCCGCCCAGCTCGAACTTGTGCGCGGCGGCCTGGGCGATCTTCAGGACCGGATCGTCGGCGACGTTGGGCAGGTAGGCCGCGACCTCGGCGGCCGGGGTGAAGGCGTATTTTTCCGGCGCATCGGGCACCGCGCCGATCTTCTCGCCGCGCGCGGCATCGCCCTTGCGGTAACCGTCGACCGCCTTGAAGAGCTTGTCGATCGTCTCGCGCTCGTCCTTGCCGAGGAAGTGGTCGGGCAGGCCCTCCGGCCGATAGACGGCCGACGCTCCGGCATCGGCGGGGGCCTGCCCTGCCGGCGCCGCGCCCCCAGACGCGGCAGCCGGTTTCGGATCGGGGGTGACGGCGCCGGCGGCAGCGCCGGCGGCGGCGAGATCGGGGGAAGCGGCGGCGCCGGCGGCGCCGGCGGCAGTGGCTGCGTCGGTCATGGGTTACAGTCCTTCTCTGGGGGGCGGCATCTGGCCGCGGGCTTCGGCGATCAGCTGGTAAAGGACCCAGACGACGCCGTTGGCACCCTCGCGGCGCTGCGCGAGGAGCCAGTCTTCCTTCGTCACGCCGAGGGCGACCGGCCGGCGCAACGTCATGTCGGTGAGGAATTCGAGCAGCGGGCGCAGGGAGGCGTCCTCGAGGAGGCGCACGGCGGCGCGCACGGCCCCGTCGCGCTCTTCCACCTTCATCCGGTGGAAAGCCTCGGCGATCTCCGATTTCGGGCCGCCGCCGACCTCGAGGGCTTTCCACGCATTGCCGACATAGCTTTCGGCCGGCAGGATCTCGCGCGCGCCGTGGCTCGGCGGGATGACGACGCCGTCGCTCATGCGGCCCCCCGCATCGGCACGACATTGCCGCCGGCGGCCGGGTCAGCCTGGCCGCCTTCGCCGCCCATGAGCAGCTCCGGGTTTTTCGTCGCCATCTCGGCGGCCGCGGCGGCCATCTGCGCCATGGCGGCCTTCTGGTCGAAGGCCTGTTTGTGGGCCTCGTCGGCGATGTGGGCGGCCTTGATGCCGGTGTCCTGCAGCACCTGCGGCAGCAGCTCGTCCAGCATCAGCTCGCGGTCGGGATTGCGGCCGAGGGCGGCGATGAGCTGGAAGCCCTGGATCAGCGGCTCGAGGTGGCCGGCCTTCAGCGTGGCGGCCAGCGGCGAGGTGACCTCCACCGCCAGCAGCAGCTGGTCGAAGGTCAGCTCCATGGTGAGCAGGCCCTGCTCGTGCAGGATCTCGCACACCGCCGGGATGAGCACCGGGATGATCTCGTTGATGAGCCGGCCGAAGGCGCCGACATAGGCCCGCTTGATGCGCTGGGCGATCATCAGGATCTCTTCGGCCGAGCGCGGCGTCTTGCCCTTGCCGTCGGTGACCTCGTCGTGGAGCATGCGCTGGATGACGGCGCGCTCTTCGGAGAGGACGATGTTGGCGACGTCCATGCCCTTGCCGGGCGTGTCGAGACGGGCGACGTCCGGCCCCAGCATGCCGCCGGTGGAATTGACCGGCCAGAAGGCGCCGGGGCGCATCTTGTGCACGTCGGGATTGAAGGCGCCGCCGGGCCTGTAGCCCCAGAGGCCGAGCAGGTTGATGGCGGCCGAGCGCAGCGCCATCTCCTTCACCTTGTTCACCACCTTGATGGTGGACAGCGCCAGCATGACCGGGCCGCGGCCATAGGTCTCGCCGGGCACCACGTGATAGCGGGCCGCGACGAAGGGCTGCGCCTTGCGCCACCACATGCGCAGCGGCGGGGCCTTGTCGTCCTCGAGGCGGGCGAGGCAGCGCCAGCGCTTGCCCTCGCGCACGAACTCCTGGAAGAGCTTCACCTCGGCCTCGGCGTTGGCCGCCAGCTCCTTCTCGAGCTTCTCCGGCAGCTGGTAGGACGGGTATGCGTCCTTGATGTCGGCGACCTTCCACATGCGGCCCCAGGACAGGCCGTTGGGGCGGCGGAAGCCGTCCAGCGTGAGGCAGCATTCCTCCACCGGCAGGCAGACGAAGCGGATGGGGTTGAGATCGTCGCCGCGGACGGGCAGCAGGATGCCGGTGCCGGCGAAGATGTCGAGGCACATCTCGGCCGCGGCCAGGTCGAATTCGCCGGTCTGGAAATGCGGCAGGATCTGGTCGGTGAGGTTTTCGAGCTGGCGCTCGAAGGCGAGCCGGCCGGCATTGTCGTTGGAGGCCTTCACCAGCTTCTTCGCCAGCGGGCCGCCCTTCAGCTTGAACCAGTCCTGCCCCGAGGGAAACAGGTCCTCCTTCAGCTGGCCGGCGCCGCGGAAGGTGCTGTCGATGGCGGTGACGTCGAAGACGACGTCGGTGCGGCCGGAGGACTGCGCGCCGGAGACGGGCCGGCGGAAGGGGATGGCGTAGTCATAGGCCTCGCGGGTGTAGCTGTCCCAGATGCCCTTGTGCGACCAGGCATGGGCCATGCGGCCGGCGTGGCGCTTCAGGTCGAAGGCGGGTTCCGCCATGGGTCAGCCCACCGTGGCGGACAGGTTGGAGCCACCGGCGGGGCCGTCCAGCAGCAGGCGGCGGCCGCGCGGCGTGGCGATCGTCTTGCCGGCCTGGGTGTCGGCGCGGGCCTGTTCCTCCTGCGCCAGCGACTGCTGGCGGGTGGCGGCCACGGCCGCCTGCTGGCGGGCTTCATCGGCCGCGCGCTTCGAGGCGCCGCCGTCACCGAAGATCAGGGTCTTGATCGCGTCCATCAGGATACCTCGTCCAGAGCTGCAGCCCGTTCTCGCTCTGCATGCGGCCGAAGAGGCCGAGGCGGGCGAGTTTCTCGCCCGGCCGGTGGCCGGCCTTCACCACGCAGCAGAGCGCCACGGTGCCATCATGCAGCCAGGCATCGAGGGTTAAGCGCGCCAGCCGTGCGAGCGGCAGCATCAGGGCCGCGCATTCGGCCCGCCGGCCGCAGACGGAGATCTCCAGCGTCGGCAGGCCGTCGGTGATCAGATCCGTGGGCGTGGCCACCATGAGGGCGATGAGCCGGCCGTCCTTCTCGAAGCCCATCATGGCGCCGCCGGCGAGCTGGCGCGCGATGAGCCCGCGCCGGCCGGGCTTGAAGAGCCCCTCGCGGAGGCAGTCGGCATAGAGCTGGCGGGCCTCGAACAGGTCCACCGGCGAGACCAGCGTGAGCATCAAAACACCGGCCAGTCGCCCGTCTGCACGACGGCGCGGGGCGTGAGGGAATGGACGTTGGAGGGGTTGAAGGAGTTGGTGATCATGCCCGCCACGCCGGCGAGCCCCTGCAGGCCGAGGCAGACATATTGCGCGGCTTCAGCCACGTTGGCCGCCATGTTCTTGACCGGCAGCGGGTCATAGGTGCCGTCGTGGCGTTTGCCGAACTTGAAGTCGCCGGCCAGCGCCTCGATCAGCGGGCCGCAATGAATGGGGCACAGGAGAAGGCGCGGCGTGTCGCGGCTGATGTCGCGCCGCATGAGCGTGCCGAGCGCCTCGAGCCGTTCGGTCCATTGCTGGGTATGCGCCGGATCGATGCGGTGGCCGAGGGTGCGCTGCACGATCTCGAACCATGACAGCGTTCCATAGACCTTGTCGCCGCCCATGAAGCCCGCGGGGTCGCCCGTCCAGACGCCCGGCGGCACGTTTCGGAAGCGGCCGCGCAGGACCGGCACCAGCTGGTCGAGGAAGCGCTCGGCGCCGGTGCCCGGCTTGGTGGCGATGGACAGAACGCCGCGATATTGCCCGTTCGGCGCGACCTGGAAGCCGACGACGGCCGGCTGGCCGGCGCCGCCCGACTGCCCGCCCTGGTCGAAGCCGAGATGCAGCGGCACGTTCGGCAGGATCTCGATGGCCGACGGCGCGACATGCTTCTCGCGGTCGAAGTCCTCGTCATAGACCGGCAGGCCGTCCTTCACGCGGCCCGGCAGGCCGAGCACCATGCGGCGGGCGTCGTCCTTCGGCATCACCTCGAGCTCGAGCTCGTAGGCGCGGCGGGTCTTGCCGGCGCGGTTCTCGGCGTTCTCGGCGAGGCCGGAGGGCTGGACGAAGAAGTTGATGGTGCGGCGGTCCTTCGCCGGGTCGAAGTCCTCGCGGAAGGAGCCGCGCTGGGCCGCCACAAGGGTCGGATGCTTGGGCGGCGGCGGGTTCATGTCCCAGCCGAGGGCGCGGGGCAGCGGCTCGTCCAGGGCGCGCACCTCGTCGGGCAGCAGGTCCAGCGAGGGATAGCGGCCGGTGCGCGAGAAGAAGAACGGGATGGACGCCGGCGGCAGGCTGTCGGCCTCGGTGGGCCAGGCGTAGCTGGTTTCATACGACTTGAAGGCGAACTCATAGTCGATATCGGCGATGGCGAAGAACTCCACCTGCAGGTCGACCTTCACCTCGCGCATGACGCCGCGGATCTCGCGATAGGTCATCAGCTTCAGCCGGTGCGTGCCGGGGCGGTCCTGACCGCCGGAGAAGTCCGGGTGGCGCGTGGTCGGGAACCAGTGGAACCAGCTCTGCAGGGTGGACTTGTAGAGCTGGCGGTAGTTGTCGCGGACCACCGTGACCTTGCCGCGGATCACGCCGTCGAGGCAGATCGGCATCAGCTTCACCACGAAGCGCACCGCCTTGAAGGCGCTGCCGATCGTCTTGCCGGAGCCGCCGGGGCCCATGATGGCGTCGATCGGCCCCTCGGAGCGGATATAGGCGCCGCAGACCGGGCCCGGCGGCGTGTAGGTTCCGAGCGAGAAGGTGGCCTGCTGAGGCATGCGGAAGGGCGTCTCGCCGAGGCCGCGATAGGAATTCATCAGATCTTCGAGCTGGCGGCTGGACAGCTTTTCGCCCGAGGTGAGGATGTCGGTCATGCCCGCCCCCGCTGGCCCGCCGCCCGGATGATCGGCGCACCGGGACCGCCCGGCCCCCGCGCCCCTTGCCCGAGCCCGATGGACCGCCCGCCCCGCCCCGGCCGAGGGCGACCTTTCGATCGGCGGTGAGTGTGCTGGAGCACCCCCCGGGGAGGGGGGGCCGGGGCCGGTTTTTCGAGGTCGCGCGCGCGGGCGGGCGCGGGCGGGCGCGCGAGGGGGCGGGGGGGCATGCGCGCACCCGCGAGCGCGGGCGGAACGCGCGGGGCCAGGCGGCCGAGGTGGAGCACGTGATTTTCAATCATGGTCCCTCACACGGAATTCGTCAGTGATCACAACGGGTTCAGAGAGCCAGTCGTCGGCCTCGCCTTGTGAGGGGTTCGCCCGCGCATCGATAACCCGTTGAACCTGCTGCGCTTTCTCGGGGCTGTCGACGATGACGACGAAATGTCTCTCAACCTCGCGCTCCGGCTCCTTCGGCTTCGGCATCTCCTGGTGGAAGTAGGGCAGCAGCTGCCCCCTCGCCTTCCCCTGCTCGGCCAGGACGGCCAGCGCCTCGCCGAAGGTCACCAGCTGCGGCGCCTTGTTCGCGAGTTTCGCCGCCAGCTCGCGCGGATCGGCCGTCACCAGCGCCGCCGCCTGCTCCAGAGGGTCGCGATAGCCGCGCGCCAGCAGATATTCCCGCACCTTGGACGTCGCCCGGTTCGGCGATCCGGCCGGGCGCCCTGCCCCGCGCTTGGCCGGCGGCGCGATCGCCTGCCCGCTGAAACCGTCGAGCCCGTCCTCGAAGGCGAGATGGTCGGCCGCCGCCTGGTCGGCCACGGCCTGGACGTTGCCGCCGGCCGGCTCCCGCTGGGAAATCCCCGCGTGTGCGCCCTGTTCGGCCCCGGAAACGGACCCCTCGGCGTCGTCAGCTGGCAGGCGGTTGGCCATCGGCCGATTTCCCTCGCATATTCAATCCCTTGGCCCTCGCGAGCCATGCACCCGGCGCATGATCGGCGGCCCATGTAACCGCCGCATAACCCGCCACTAACCGGAAATCCCCTGCATTCTCATAGACTTAACCTCTCCGGTTATAGGGTTATAGGGTTATAGACACCGCCCTCACATGCGCATGCATACGCGATACACACGCACGTGACGCGCGCGCGAAAGGCCATAACCCTGTAACCGCCACCCTAACCCGTTGATGTTGCTGCGGTTTCCCGGTTACGGCCCGGTTACATGGCGGTTAGGCTCCTAACCGCCGCGCGGCACCTGTCGCCACCCCTTGCATTGATGCACGGTCCAGCCCGCGTTAACTGCCCGCGCCGGCCGGATCGGCCGTGGTCGAGGCCGATCCGGAGCAACCCGGCGCGGTCCGCTTGAACCCCCAGCGGGCCGGGGCAGGGAGAACGCGGAAGACGCTTCGCACCCATGACGGGGCGCGGGGCGTCAGGTTGTCAGCCGAGGGCCTTCAGGGCTGCGCGACAGGCCTTGACCTCGCGTCGCAGCTCGATGACGACGAGACGGGCCTGCGGGGCAGACAGGCCATTCATGCGGCCGCGGCGCTCGACCTCGTCAGCCCTCGCTGCAAGCCAGTCGGAATAGGATGTCAGATAGGCCCGAATGAACGGCGGCCCGCTCATCACGCCATCCCCAGGGCTTGCATGTAGAGTTCGAGGATCGCCTCCTCCTCCATCCGCTGGTCGCGGTCCTGCCGGCGCAGGGCCACGATCCGCTTCAGCACGCGCTTGTCGAAGCCGTTGGCCTTGGCCTCGCCATAGACGTCGCGGATGTCGTCGGAGAGGGCATTCTTCTCCTCGTTGAGCCGCTCGATGCGCTCGATGATGGATTTCAGCTGGTCGGCCGCCACCGATTGCGTGTCGACCATCTAGCCCTCCTTCGTCGCGGCGATCTCGGCCGGCTGCGCCACCACAGGGTCGCGCACGAAGACCACGTGGCCTTCGCTTCCGTCCGTGAGCCGGGCATTGCAGATCTTCGTGTCGCGGCCCCTGGCAAACGCCATCGCCGCCGTCGTCTTTCCGCAGCCCGGCGGGCCGCCGAAGAACATGGAGGGCCTGAAGCCGGCCTCGCGAAGTGCAGAAGCGTCGCCCAGCCACGTAACGGCGGGCGGCTCTTCGCAGTCGAAGCATGCGACCTTCAAGGTCGCCGGAAACACATGCACGCCCTCCATCTATTCCTCCTCTTTCCCTGCGCTCTCCAGCGCCAGCAAATCCACCATCAGGCACTGCGCAGCCCGGCCGTTGATCTTCATCACCTGCCAGTTCTGTCTGTCGCGGATCACGATCTCCGGCGGCGCCTGTTTCAGCGCCGTGGCCCAGCCGCCGCCCTGCCACTGCGTCCCCTCGAAGGCGCGGGCGGGCCCCAGCTCGGCCGAGATCGGCACGGCGAGATAGGGCCGCCGCCCGTCCCCTGCGCCGTCCTCCTTCACCGAAAGGCCGGCGAGCTTCAGGCGGGCCTGGGCGCCCTCCTTCCCCATGTTCGGCTCGTCGCGCATGTAGGCGTCCACCACCTCGCCCACGGTCGGCTGCACGCCGTCGCGCCAGGCGGAAATCGTGTGGGCGAAGAGCCGGTCGAGGCAGAGCGTCCAGTTGGCCCGCTGCTCGGCGCGCTCGGAAACGGTCTGCTCGCGCACCCATTGGCCGAGGCGGGCCGGCTCGGCGATCGGCACGCCGTGCTCCTCGAGCGCCTCCGGCCCCAGCATCAGCTCGGCGAGGGCCAGCAGCGTGCCATAGGTCATCTGGGCGCGGTCCTCCATGTCGGCCTCGCGCAGCGCCGCCCGCCAGTTCTCGAAGGTGCGGGCGAAGCCGGCGGTGTCGCCGTCGGCCGCCCATGCGTCCATCAGGGCGCGCAGCAGCCGGCGGCCCACCGCCTGGTCGTTGATCACCGGCTCCTTGCCGCTGCGGCTGCGGGCCAGCTTCTCCAGCGTGATGAAGGCCATGCGGCTCTTGTCGGCCACGGTCAGCCGCGGCGGGTTGATGGCCGAGAAGATGAAGGCGCTCTGGATGGTGAAGCTCACCGCCTCATGGTCGGAAGAGCCGCGGATCGCCTTGTCGGCCGAGGCGGCGATGCGCGCCAGGTCGAGGATCCCGGTGGCGCGCCGGTCGTCGGCGCCGCCCTCCAGCTCGTCCACCGCCACGGGCAGGCTGTCGGCGCCCAGCATCTGGCGAATGCCCGGTGCGGTCGCGTCGGCGGTGCGCAGCAGCGTGTCGCCGAGGACGGCGCGCACCAGGTTCTGCAGCGTCGTCTTGCCGACGCCGCGGTCACCCACGAGAAAGATATAGGGCCGCCAGGGCAAGGCGCCGCCCAGCAGCGCCGCGCCGATCCATCCCAGCACCAGCACCGGGTCCAGCACCTTGCGGCCGAAGTTCCACGTCTTCAGCCAGCCGAAGATCTCGGTGGCCGGGCTGTCCTTCACCGGCACCGGCTCCTTCCACGGCGCCAGCACCGGCGGCCGGCCGGGATAGACCACGCCGTCGATCGCCGAGGGGCCGGCGCTTTCCAGCTTGCCCCGCCGCACGCGATAGATCCCGTCGCCGCCATGCCACACCAGCTCGCCCTGGCCGGGCAGCGCCGCCAGCGGGCCCACCGTCCAGGCGCCGCGGCCGCGCACCGTGTTGGCGATGGAAATGGCCCCCTCGAGGGCGCAGGCGTGCATCAGGCACTGCACCGCGTCGTCCACGTCCATGCCGTTGATGATCCACTGCGCGTCGCCCTTCTTCGGCGGCGAAAGGCGGGCCCAGTGGTGAATGGGAAAGTTGGGGGTGGCCGCGAACAGGTCCAGCACGGTCTTTTTCGACCATTCCGTGCGCTTCACCTTGTTCAGCTGGCCCATGCTGTCCATGAACACGTAGTGCTCGCCGTCGCGGCCCAGCGCGATCACAGGGCAGCCCGGCGGCATGCGGTCGGCCGGCGCGCCGGCCCACTGGTTGGCGGCATAGCCCCAGCCGCCCTCGGCCACCGGGCGGTCGTCGCCCGCCGGCGGGTCCGGCCGCCGCGTCACGGAGACGCGGCCCTCCAGCGCATCCGCGAAGCTCGCGCGGATGTTGCTCTTGCCCTTCTGGCTCATGGCGGTCTTTCAGGGATGCGGATGGAACATGGCCGGCAGGCGCATGGCCTCGCCTGCCGGCCGGTCCCCGCGCGGTGATGTGAGCAGGAAGCCCGCGCGGGAAAGGGTGTCAGCGCTTGCGGCGCGCCGGGCTCACGGCCTTCGCCTCGGCCTCGAGGGCGTCGGCCGAGGGCGCTTCGGACGCGGGGTCGGCGGCAGCAGGCCCATCCACGCCGTCGGCGGAAATCGGCTGCGCCGCTCCGCCCGCCACGCCTTGGGCACTGCCGGCATCATCCGCCGCCGGCGCGGCCCCGGCTTCGGCTTCCGCCTGGTGGGCGGCGAAGTCTGCATCACCAACGCGCTGATCATCACCAGATACGCCGGGTCCTGCAGATGCGGGGTCACTCCCGTCTGCAGCACCCGCGGCCAGGTCCACGTGGCCCTGATCCGCTGCGCCACCTGCCAGTTGTTCCAGATGCTCCGCCGCATCGCCGCCCTCCCCTTCCTTCACCACCGGCCCGCCCAGGTTCACCATGGGCGCGGGGTCGTCGACCTTCTCGAAGATCGTGCCGTGCTGCTCCAGGATCGTGTCCTCCGCCCGCACCAGCACCGGCGCCTGCGGCCTGTCGGCGGCGGCCTTGCGCGCCGCGCGGGCCTCCTCCTCGGCGAAGACGCGGTCGGCCTCGATCAGCGTCGCGCGGAACACCGCATAGGCGATGCGGAAGGCCGGCTCGACGTCGTCGAAGCCGTCGCTGGGGCGGTCGTGCACGCCGCAGCTGCGGGCATGGCGATAGAGAGCCTCGAGGGGCGCGTCCGGCCAGGTGCGGGCGAATTCCACCAGCGGCGCGATCCGCTCCATGAAGGCCGCCTCATAGGCGCGAAAGCCGCCCTCGGCGCGCGCCGTGGTGATCGCCACCGGGATCTCGCCCATGAAGGGCCAGCAGCTGCCGTCGAAAGCCGCCGCCAGCTCGCGCTCCGCCGGGTCCGCCGGCATCACGGCCGCCATGGCCGCCGTGCTGGCCGCCCCGAATGCACTCCATATCGCCCTATCCATCGCTCACTCCTCCTTCAGGGTGTCGTTGAAGTCGTTTCCGGCCGGCGGCACCATTTCCCGGATGTCGAAGCCCTTGGCCGCCAGCTGGTCCATCACGCGCTGGCGCTGGTCGATCGCCGCGGGCTTGGTGTCGTTCTCTTTCAGGATCACCAGCGGGCCGATGCCCGGGTGCGGCTGCAGCGTCGCCATGTTGCCGAGGTCCAGCGCCGCCCAGACGCGCGCCTCCGGCACCGCCAGCGCCACGGAAAGGCAGGTCTCGATCCCCTCGCCCAGCACCAGCGGCTCGCTAAGGCCCACCTTCTCGAGGTCGCCGAAGGGCAGCCCGCTCACGCCCCGCGACAGGCGCACGAAGCCGCCCTGCTTCAGGCCCAGCATCAGCTTGGCATTGAGCACCGGCGCCTTGCCGGTGCCGTCGGGCTTCAGGAAGGTCGCGTGAACGCCGAGGATCTCGCCGGTGAGCTGGCGGATCGGCGCCAGCATCGCCGGGCCCAGCCATGGCCGGTCGCCCTCGCCGCGCGGGCCCCAGTATTTCAGAGACCCCGCGCTGTCCTTCAGGTCGCCTTCGGCATTGACCAGCTCGGCCAGCGCAATGCCGCGCCCGGCGAGATAGCGGCCGGTCACGCTCGCCGGCGTCACCGGCCGGCCCGCCAGCCACATCTCGAAGGCCCGGCGTTGCTTCGCCTGGCGCTCGTCGTCCTCGGCCTTGCGGTGCCTCTCGGCGCGGGCGCGGGCCTGCTCGTCCAGTCGCCGGCGCTCGGCCTCCGGCATGTTGCGCAGGCCGAGGAAATCCTTGGCGAAGGCAATGGCCTGGCCGCGCGTGCCCTGCCGGCAATAGGCGATCAGGTCGATGATGTCGCCCTTCTCGCCGCTGTCGAATTCCTTCCAGGCGCCGTTGTGCCACACGGTGAAGCTGGTCTTGCCGTCCTTCGCCCGCGTCGGGTTCGGCCCCTGCCAGTAGCCGCCATGCCGCCGCATGCCCGGCGCGAGCCGCACCAGCAGCTCGGCCAGGCGCGGCACCAGCAGGTCCTTGATGGCGGCGACGGTCAGGTCGGGCATGATGTCAGCGCAGGCTGTCGATGCGGCTGGGCACCGCCGCCTTGGCGCGCTCCACCGCCTCGGCATGGGCGCTGGGCACCACCGGCCTTGCGGCCTGCACCACCGCGGCGGGCTTCGGCGGGACGGCCAGCGGCGGCGCAACGCCTCCGCCCTCGAGGGTGCGGGTGGCGTGGTGCAGCAGCCGCTCGGCCAGCAGCGGAATGAGCGGTCGGCCCTTCTCGCGCGCCGCCACCATGGTGCTGTCCAGCTCGCGCGCCAGCCGCAGCCTGTCGATCGCCGCGTGGATCTCGGCCGCCGTTTTCCCGGCCTTGGCCAGCTGCGCCACCACGCTGCAGACGGCGCGGATGAGCGGCGCCACCAGCACGCCCCGGTGGTCGTTGTTCGGCCCGCGCATCGCCTTCAGCGCCAGCGCGGTCAGGTCGACGCCATGCTCGCGCACGGCCAGCCCGATGGCGCCATGGGCCATCGTCTCACCCGGCTTCTGCTCGGCCACCGGCTTCGGATAGGGCAGGATCGTCACGCCGGCGCGGTCCGCAGCCGACTGCGTCACCAGCGCCGCCGGGTCGCCGGCGGCCACCGCCGCACGGAAAAGCGACATGGAATGCACCGACGTCGTGCGGCCGTTGATCTGGGCGAAGGCTGCCGCCTGCCCGTCGGGTGTCGCGAGGATCACCTGGCAGGGCACAGTCTCGATGCCGCAGAGGGCGGCGGCGGTGGCGCGGTGCTGGCCGTCGACGATGGCGAAGCGGCCGCCGTCGATCGGCGAGACGATGACCGGCGAGAAGGACTGCCAGCGGAAGCCCTCGGCGATCGCCTTGACATTGGCCCGGCCGGCCCGGCCGATCGGCCGCTGATAGGTCTCGTCCACCACCAGGTCGGCGATCTTCAGCCACTGCAGCTGCGGCGCGGGGCCGCGGTCGTTCGCCGGCGTCGCCGCCTGCACGGTGATGTCCTCCACCGGGATGATCGGTCGCAAAGCCATGGCGTCAGCCCTCCTTCTGGCTCGCCGCGGGCTCCGCCGGCGGCGCATGCAGGCCGAGCTCCGCCACCACCACGGCGAGCGCGGCGAGGGTCAGCGGGTCGGTGATGGTGCGGGCGTCGCCGGCGATGACGCGGTGCGCCAGGCCGACGGCGGTGGCAAAGTCGATGGGCTGGAAGGCGATCGTCTCCGCCCCGTCGCGCCGCTTCACCAGCGTCACGCGGCCGTCCGGCGTGCGGCCGAGCCACCGCCCGTCCGGCCGCTTGTCGTCGTCGGTGACGAAAGGCCCCTCGCCGAGGACGATCTCGAGCTTGTGCTCCGGGGCCGCGGTCATGCCAGCCCCCGCCAGAAGGCCGGATGCTGGGCGACGGCCGCCACCAGCAGCGCCACCAGCAGGGCGGCGAAGCAGGCCGCCAGCGCCTCGCGGCGTTGCCTGAGCGGGCAGCGCAGCGCCACGAAGGCGGCGCCGGCGGCCACCACCAGCGCGCCGAGGCCGGTGACGATCATGATGGCCAGCGGCAGGGCCGAGGTCGCGGGGCTCATGCCCGGCCTCCGATGGGGTTCTGCTCCAGCCACTGTCGGCGCATGTCTTCCCATTCGGCCGGCGTCGGTCCGCGGCGGCGGGCCGCGGCGTGCCGATACTTGGGATGAACGCCGATCGCGCGCTCCTCTGCGAGCTGGCGCATGAACGCCGACTGCGGACCAAGGTGCTTGCGGTTCATCGGCTTGGGGGCTGGCCCCTTCTTCTTGCGCCGCCGATCACGTGGCGGCGCAGGCATCACCACGCGGCTCGGCAATGGCGCGACGCGCCCGACATCGGGCGAGGCGAACATACCGGCCAACCCCAAAGCGGCAGCACCAACAAAGACTGCACTCCGGCGGAAACCCATGTCACGTCCTCCCCATGATGCGCCGGCCGATCGTCTCGAGCGCGGCGTCGAAGGCGGGCTCGTCCCGCCGGTCCTCGATGGCTTGCAGCGCCTGCGTCACGGCGGCGCGCGTCACGCCGAACAGGTCGGCGATCCGCGCCGGGCGCACGGCGAATTCGGTTGAAAGGAGATACCAGGCCGCATGCCGCGCCAGCGCCGCGGTGCCGGTGGGCCGCCGGTCGTCGGGGTCGGCGCCGGCCGCGCCCAGCGCCTCGGCCAGCTGGTGCTGGAAGGCGCGGTAATGGGCGCGCAGGTGGTTCTCGCCGGGGTCGGCCGGCATGCCCTCGCCGGAGAGGAGGCTGTCCAGCGCCAGCTCGCAGCGGCGGATGAACCAGCGGGAGGCGGTCTTCTTGCCGGCGGCCGTCCGATAGAAGTGCGGCGTGTCCACACCGGCGCGGCGGCAGACGGCCGCAACAGAGGCCCCCGCCTCCTCGATTTTTTTTCGCAGCTCGTCCATGGAGCGCGGCGAGGCGGGCGAAGCGCTTAACACAGACACTTGCCTGCGCAGCGGTGCCGTCGCTGATTTGCCCGGCGCGGCCATCATGCCGCGTCTCCGGCAAGGCCCAGCTCGCGGCGCAGGCGCTCTTCCTCGGCCGCCAGCGCCCCCTCGATCTTCTCCACCGTGGAGACGCGCGGGTCGACATTCCCGCGGATCACCCGGTGCAGATTGTCCTCGGAGACGCCGGCCAGTGCCGCCAGCTCCTTCAAAGGCAGGCGAATTCTGGCAGCGCGCTGCTTGATTGACATCGGCTTCATGTCTAGGGTGGCCCCTGCAATCTGCATATTTGCAGAGGTCAATCTGATTTGCGGCCAACCGTCAACGGCAATGTTTCAGGCATCAACCGGCTTTTCGCAGATGCATATTCCGGTCGGCAAATTCACCGACCGGAGCCGGCTTTTGGCCCGACGCCTGCCCAAGACAGACACGCGAGAAGCAATCAGGAATGCGCAACGGCAATGGCTTCAGACAGCTGTCCGCGCGCGGGGCGAGAGCGCGTCGCAGATCGCGAAGGCGGCAGGGGTTTCCGACACCACGGTCACCCGCTTCCTGAACAATCCGAACTACCAGGGCGTGCTGAACCCCCTCACCGTCCAGCGGATCTCGGAATACACAGGGATCGCCGGGCCGGGCGCCGACGAAGGCCAGGCGCCCATGCGGTCATTCCGCGAGGAGGCCGTGCCCTATGTGGCGGAGGGCGATGCGCCTGCCCGCACCGGCGCTGTCGCCGCGTTGCTCGCCGGCCGGCCGCATGCCTATGCCATGGTGATGCAGTCCACCGCGCTTGAGCTGGCGGGCGTGCGCCCCGGCGACATCATGATCATCGACCCCCTGGTGGCGCCGGCCGACGGTGACGTCGTCTGCGCCCAGCTCGAGGAGGGCATGGGCGCAACCACGGTCTATCGCATCTTTCAGATGCCGAACCTCGTGGGCGCCAGCTTCGATCCGCGCGCCGTCCGGCCGGAGAGCATCAACGGCACCACACGCCGCATCGTCGGCGTCATGACCGACCTGGTCCGCCGGCGCGGCTAGAAGGCCCGAAGCCTCCCCACGACATAGCCGAACCACACCAAGCCGGCCAGCGCCAGCAGCCACACGCGACGGCGCTGGTAGGGCAGCAACGGCACGTCGGGCCCCGTCCAGGGCGCGACCGGCGCAAGGGAGCGGGGGCTTTCTTCTCGTTGCAGCCGCGCGGCATGCCAGCGATTGGCCTGCATCTGGTAGTGGCGGTGCAGCAGCCAGGGCAAGGCCACTGCGGTGAACCCCAGCGCGCCGAGGACCGACAACGCAACCGCGACACGCAACGCATCATGAAGCATCTGCTGCATGGCGGCATTGTGCGGTGGAAAACCTGCTGCGCTGCAAGATCACTTTTTTCCCTGATCTGCATCTTTGCAGGTCCTGATCTGCATGTTACCTCTGCACGTGCACCTGATTTGCGGAGGCGCCCTTGGCCACACCCATCATCACCCTCGAAGAGCTGGCCGGCCAGCTCCATGTGAAAGAAACCACGGCCCGCGCCACCGTGCGCCGGCTGCAGGAGAAGCACGGCTTCCCCCATGCGCTGCCGGGCCTGCCGGCGCGCTTCTCCCGCCACTGCGTCGACCTCTGGTTCCGCACCAATGGCGGCGCCTTCGCAGCGCCTGCGCCGGCGAACGATCGCCCGGCCGACGCCGTCGCCCAGCACCGCTCCCTTCTCGACCAGCGCTATGGAGTTGCGCCATGACCCCGCGACCGGACCCCTCCGCCGAGGCGCGCGAGGGCATCGCCGCCGCGCTCGGCCGCATCGACGATCATGTCGAGACGATCCGCGGTATTCTCACCCGCATGGTGGATCTCGGCGCCGACATCCGCCGCCGTGTCGGCCTCCTCGAAGCGGGCCCGGCGCGCCGCGACGCCGCCGGCGAGGACCGCGACCGGCCGCCGGCCTTCACCGACGACGCCCGCCTGAAGACCATGTCGGACGCCATCAACGGCTTCCTGTCGCCGGCGGACTTCGAGACGGCCATGGGCAAGGACCCCGAGCTGCGCCGGCTCTGGGACAACCGCACGAAGCGCATCGACAGGGGGGATTGAACGATGGAACTGACCTATTCCGAGAAGCTGCAGCGCATCAGGACCGGCGTCGAAGTGGTCAAGCTCGCCGAGGCGAAGCTGCAGGGTGAAGTCGAGCAGGTCTTGCGGATCGGCGACACCGTCTGGTTTCGCTGCGGAGAGCGCACCTTCCGCGGCCTTGTGGCCGAGACGGCGCGTCTGGGACCCTTCATTCGGGTGATGATTTCGGACGAGTGGCCGCTGCTCCTTGTGCTCCTCTCCGACCTGGTCGAGGCCCCGACGCCATGACCATCCGCCTCACCCCGGTCGAGCGCCGCGTCCTCGCCATCGTCATCGCCGTCGGCGAGCTGCGCGGCACCGACGGCCGCGACTTCGCCACCGCCGAGGGCACGGTGCTGCCCGGCAGCATCATCCGCGCCCTCATCCGCAAGGGCCTGTTGTCGGTGCACCGCCTCGGAACGAAGACCACGCCGGCCATCATCCGCCCGTCCATCGGCGCGGCCGGCCGCATGGCCGAGCACCGGCAGGTTGACATCGGGCCCCGACGCACCGCTGCATGAGGACGCCTCACCATGCGGAGCCGACGCACCATGGCGAAAGTCACCATCACCATCCCCTCCGTCTCGTGGCGGGGGGGCCGACCGCGCTTCACCCCCGGTCCTGAAACCCGCCGCCGCTATGGCGTGAAGGGCGAGGACATGAAACACCCGGACGGCCGCTGGTTCACCGCCGAGGAGGCGCTCGCCTGGGTCGAGCAGTGGAAGGCCGACCGCGCCGCCGCCGACGGCCGCGCCCGCCCGCGCCAGGCGCTGGCGAAGATCCGGCGCAACCACATGGGCCCCTCGCTCTGCACCCTGGCCGAGGCCTATTTCGCCTCCCCCGTCGTCACCGGCGGCCGGCAGGGCAAGCGCGTCACGAAGCCGAAGGCCAAGGCCACGGTGGATTTCTACAGGCGCGGCCTGCTGCGCATCGAGGAGGCCGACGCCGACCTCTACCACGGCCCGGCGGCGGCGCTGCGCCAGCCCCATTGCCGCGGGCTCTACGAGGCGCTCTGGGCCGAGCGCGGCCTTGCCACCGCCCGCGCCGCCCTCGCCTCCATGTCGGTCGTGCTGTCATGGGCCATGCGCGCCGGCAAGGTGCCGGGCCTCGTCGTCCACCCTGCGAAGGATCTGGCCATGGAGACGCCGGAGCCGCGCCTGCGGGCCGCGACGCCGGCCGAGCTGCGCCAGCTGGTGGCGGCCTCCGAGCTGCCGGTCTATCCGACCCAGCGCAAGGGCCACCACGCCCTCGTCGCCCTGCCGGAGGTCGGCGACATGACCATCCTCGGCGTCTGGACAGGCCAGCGCCAGGCCGATCGCCTCACCATGACCGCCGCCCACATGGCCTCCGGCCGGGTGGTGGAGCGCCAGCAGAAGACGCTGGCCCGCGTCGACTTCCCCCAGGCGCCGGAGCTGGTCGCCCGCATCGCCGCCATCAAGACCCGCCGCAAGGACTGGAAGGTGGAGGAGATCGACCTGCCGCTGGTGGTCAATTCGCAGACGCGCCAGCCCTTCAGCCACGGCACCACCTATGCCGCCATGTTCGCCCGCGTCCGCGCGGCGGCGGCCGCCGGCATCTGGCGCGACAAGGACGGCGGCCTGCATGTCGCCTCGGATGAGCCGGAGAAAATTATCGCCGGCCCCCGCTTCGCCTCATGGGCGCTCGAGCCGATGCCTTCGGTGGCCGACCTGACCGACCAGGACCTGCGCGACACCTGCGTCACCTGGCTCGCCCGCGCCGGCAACGACCCCATCCGCATCGCCGCCGTCACCGGCCATTCGCTGGTGACGATCCACGCCATTCTCAAGCACTACCTGGTGGCGCACAAGGACTATGGCGACCAGGCGATCGCCGCGGCCGTGGCGTGGTTTGACCAGCAGACGGGGTGACGGGGATGGACCGCAAGGCGCGCGACGTGCTGGCAGACCTCAAGATCGACCTGTCGCGGCAGCCCTTCAGAGGCGAGGCTGCGGCATTGCTGGACCGGATCGTGCAGGAATATGCGGGAGCAGTCGAAGCGGCCTTGGCGTGGACCGTGGCTCGTCATGGTTCGGCGCAGCAGCTCGTCCGGAGCGGCAATCCGGTATCGATCCTGATCTGCCCTCCCCATGTCGATATGCATGCCGCGCATGCTCGATGCGGCCAGCCGGCAGGGTGGCGAGACGGGGTGATCCTGATCCAGGTCATCACGGTTTGCGACAAGTCGATGATCGTGACGACGGACCTTGAAAGCGTGAAGGCGGCGGCCCCGAAACCGGCAGGGTCACACGTGTGACCTTTGTGACCCTGTTTTCAGGTCACACGTTCTCATCTTGTTCTGAAATTCGGCCGACCGACGGCCCCGCACTTTCCAGCATTCATGCGGGTTTGTGGATGGTGAGCGGGGAGGGGATCGAACCCTCGACCACATGATTAAAAGTTTCAACCGACCCTTGGTCCGTCAATGGCTTGGCGAGGGCGGCCGTGTGACCTTGCGGTGTTTCCGCCATGAAAAAGAGCCCGCGCCGGACGGTTGGCGACGCGGGCTCGAGTTCAGGGAGGAAACGCCCAAGGAGGGCTGCATGCACTGCACTGCTCCGGCCGCCTCACGAACGGCCGAACGGTTCAGCGCGGCCCGGACGGGCTCGTGCGCATGCCTTCGAGGATCTGGCGAACGACGCGGATGTCGCCCTGCATGGTGAGGACGGCCTCGCGATCGGCATTGCGCTGGATGCGGCTCTCTTCGCGGTCGGCCTCGCGGCGCGCCTCGATCCGCTCCACCCGCTGCTCCACCCGCAGCACGTGGCCGTTGAGGGCCTTGACGTCGCTCTGCAACACCACGAAGGCGACGACGCATCCGGCAGCGCTGGCCAGCGCCGTCATGGCGAAGCTGGGGACGTTGAGCTTCCAGTCCGTCTTGATGGTCATCGCCTGCCCCTCCCCTCACCTGCCGCGCCAGCCGCAGGTGCGGCGGCCGTGCTCGTTATGCGCCAGCAGCTGGGAGACCTGCGCATCCGACATGGCGCGGATCTCCGCCTGCGTCGGCCGGATCGGCCGCCAGCCGTCGCAGCTATTGCCGGCGGTCTGGCACGCCCCAATCGCGAGCGAGACGGCGGCGACGCTCATCAGCTGAAAGACGCGCGAGATCGTCATCGGTTCTGACCCTGTTGCGGAGGTTGTCGAGGGAGGCCTGCGTCTGCCGGGCGCGCTCGCGCTGGGCACCGATGGCGATGAGGCGGAAGACGGCGACGGCCAGCGCGGCCGCCACCAGAAGGCCAGCGGCGGCCCAGCGGCCGAGGCGCGATCCGGTGATGAGCGAAATCAGCCAGGTCATGGCCACCCCCAGATGCGGGCGATGCTGGCCGCCACGAAGAGCGCGGCGAACACCAGAAAGATGGTGGTGATCGGTTCGGGCAGGCTCATCCGCCGCCCTCCTCGATCGGCTCGGTGCCGGTCTCGGTGTCGAGCGGCACGCTGTCGGCCGGGCCGGCGACTGTCAGGCGGCCGGTCCAGATCATCACGCCGACGACGGCGAGAAGGACCAGCAGCACGGCGATGGCGAGGAAGGCCCAGAGGTTGTCCACGCCGAAGGGCAGCATGAAGCTGCCGCCGAAGATGGCCGAGACGATGGAGCGGAAGGTCCAGCTCTTCGCCGGCGGCGTCTCCGTCGGCGCTTCCTCGACCTCGGCCACCTCGCCGCGGCCGGCGCGGGTCGCCACAGGCCCTTCGCTCATCTCGCGCCACAGGGCGGCCTCGGCGCGCCGGCGGCGCACCAGGCCCTGCAGTTGCACCATCTGCCCCGTCTTCGGGTCGCGAGCCCGCGTCCAGCGCATCAGCTGTGCCGGCACATCCTCGAAGCGGCGGGCGTTGACGCGCTTCAGGATGGTCGATTTGCCCAGCGCGCCGGTGTTGAAGTGGAACGAGACCAGGGCGTCGAACTGGCCCTGCGTCAGCGGCACCTTGACCAGGCGCAGCACCTCGGCGGCGAACTTGGCCACGTCGCGCTTCAGGATGGCAAAGCCTTCCTCGCGGCTGATGACCATGCCGGCCACGACGGTCGGCGGGCCTGCCATGGCGGTGTGGCCATAGCCGATCGTCCAGTGCCCGGCCGGGCAGACATAGGCCCGCGGGCGCCAGCCCTCGAATTCCTTGATGACATTCAGGCCGCGGTTGGAAACCTGCATCTATCACCCCTCCCTGCGGGCCAGCGCGCGCTG